GAATAAATTTTCCCAAGCATCAGCAAAACTGGAACCTGCAGATATTTTGTCTGCTATGTATTTTTCTGTGTAGGTGGGTCGCAATTGTCCAACAATGGTTTCTGGCGCCATGTTAAGAGCGCGGATCGCTGACGGGTAGAGACTGTTGATGTCGATTGCGCCGATATATTCGTGCATACCCCTTTTGGGATAAGCAACGTAGGCACCTGCCGCTTGTGTATCACCATCTGTGCTTCTCCTATTCTGGACTACGAGTCCTTGTTGATGTGCTTCGTTGATAATAGCCTGTTCGGTCACTGCTACGGCTCCCATGGTTGTGGGTAGTAACACAGTGTTATCGTGTGCCAGTTCATTGGCTAGATCTAAGAAACGCAGTTTCTTGTCTAGTTTAGCCAACAGCATGGTATCTTGTCTGTTGTAGTCAACAAAGGTACCAAAATCTCGATTGTATAATTGGTCCAGAGTTCCTTCATACTGTATTTTGCGTTCGTCTAGTTCATACTCGCCGATTGCATCTAAACTATAACTATGACGTTCTTCATAGGTATACTTTCGATAAAGTTGCATATAATCCATATGCACACGACCAACAAGGTCAAAGGTAATATGTTCAGCACCAAAACGCTCAAAGGTACGCTGCTTGGGAAATTGATCCCATAAACAGAATCTTCTTGTATCGTCTTTGCTTAATATGCGATTAGTACGCATAACCATATATGGAATATCAAAGCCTTCGGAATTCCAACCACTTAAGATATCAGCGTCTTCGATAAGATCTAAAAAGGTTTTTATAAGATCTTCTTCGTTACTGATTAAAAAACAATTTTCATATTTTTTAACGATTTCTTCGGCTGATTCCCAACTTAGTGTTTTCGGAGGAATCACTAAAGTAATCAATCGATCTAACCAATCCATATAAAGACTGATAGCAGTGATTGGATTAAAAGGATCTTCGGGACGACTAAACCCTCTCACAGGATCAAAGTCTACTTCAATGTCGAAAAATACTGTTTGCAAACGTGGTGCCGGTTGCCCCAAGTAATGTTCCTCTAAGCATCGATTAACAGGTTTGATGTCAGATTCCCAAACTTGTTTTCCGGAATGAATTTTAAGTTCTTTGGCAAATTCTTTGTAATTACGAGAACTGAAACGACTAACTGGCGTTCCATATATAGTCTTAAACTTACCTTTAAGATCATTGTAGTAAAAGATGTAATTTGCTGGATACTCTCGGTAAATCCGATGGCCATCAACACGTTCGACTACGTGTATACGGTTGTCGTCACGATAATATAATGCATCTACGTAACTCATAGAGTACGCCCAACGGTCTCCAAAATAGTATTTAGATCGTCGTTGTCACGATTAGTTTCGCCTAACTTGCTTTTAGCAGCAATACGAATAGCCTTTTTAAGTATGGCTGGTTTAATTTCCATTTCTTCGGCCACTGCTTTGATTGTGTCCGAAAGACCAGCATTAAGATCTTCAATTTCGGTCATGACTTGGATTCCTTCGTTGATAATCTGTGTGAGTTTGGCTTTTTGCTCAGCACTAAACATGCGACTGCTCATAGAGTCTCCTTAGTTTAAAAATATATTATATAGAGTTAGCCTGTAATAAGCAAGAGTGTTGGTGCTCACTTTAGCCGATCCGGGGTGGTAGCGGAGGTTGGATCGACAGGGCAGCAGCCGCCCGACGCCTTAGGCCTAGTTAACTAGGACGGTCCTAAGGGATTTTCTATATGGCCTTTTCGGTAAATTCCGCTCGGCTCCAATTTAATAAATGTCTTGCTTTCCAATCGTTTTGTGCGAACCCACGCAATGATTGCCATTTGTCTCGATGTTGCAGTATGTTAGATGCTGCCTCATGCCAATCAATGCTATTGATTCGTTCTTTAATCTTATTTAACTCGCTGCAAAACTGAGCAAAAATATTTGTGTCATATTCTATGTGTATGACTTCAAATACATCACCATGCTCATCTATGCTGTCTAAGGCAAAGTCAAAACCCCATTTTGGAACAGTGTTCAACAATAAACTAGCCTGAGGAACTGATTCTTTTAATATGCCAAGTTGGCGTTCAGCATCGCCACGGTACCCACATCGGTATAGTAATATGCTATGATCTATAATCAGTGTGGGGTCCGAACTGGTGTACCAAGGCACAGTGTATGCACGATGATTAAGGCAATCATTTAATTCGTATCCCATAAGCTGATAGTATTTTTGCTCGGCTTGGTTTAATTCAAAGCCATCTTTGTCATAATAAAGAAAGTCGCTTTTGTGTAAATCGTTGCAAAAACGATCACAATACAAATCAGTACGAATACCAATCCGATTACAACTTAGCATGGTTACTGTGTACGGTCTTTATTGTCTATAGCGCCGCCGGTAATCCAACTAGTGCATGATCTAGTACCGGCACATTTGAAGTGATGAAAATTGCAATAACCTAGATCAGCTTTTTCTATACTAGCCATGGCATCTACTGCTGAATCATTACCTTTGATGCCTGCTTCAATGCAAGCCCACATTTTATCTGACACATCAAATGCGGCACAATTACCACATTTCATGGTCTTAGCGGTCTTTTCTGTGATATTCCAACGTTGGGCGGCTTGCTTCCAATAATCGCCGGGATTATCGGGATTAGCAGGCCCATAATAGTATTCGTCTATAGCACGTTGGCGATTTTTAAGGTTGAGATCAATATCGTGGGTGGCTCTAGGACATCCACGAGCAGCGGCTTCCACAATACGTATATACTGTCTCACTAGTTATTACTTTTGATAATGTGTTTATCAATGCAATCGTTGCAACTGCACTCTCGACAGTCGCAGTCATCAGTTTTGCATTCTGAACCACAGTGATGAAAGCATCCACAACCACAACGATGAGTTAATCGATAATACGCCTCGTTGTCGTCAATGTAATTTTCCATATTATGCCTCGCTGCGTCTTGTGCCCACAGTTAAAGCAGGCACATTTAGTCTTAGTTTATCGCTCTTGGTATGTACAGTGCTGTCGTACTTGAGATCGAAAATTTTATTACCATCATTATCGACTTTCATATTACCAATAACATACCTACCATTGGCAATTAACCCTAAACCGCCAATTTGGTTTTTAGTGTATCCGATTCCAGGCAAAGGAGTAGCATCGGGATTTTCTGGATCTATTCTCAGGGCACTGGGCTTAAAACCTAACTCAGCCAGTTCACGACCAAAGGTTAACATTTCGTTGCCGGCAATGACTAATTTCGGTTGACCACCGACATTAGCAATTTTAGCAAAAAACTTTTCTCTAGGATTAGATAAAATATCTGTTACAAAACGTTTGTTAAAATCGATGCTGGCTCCTGCTTCGACTTTGCGTTGAGCGTTAAGTAAAAAGTCTATACGATTTCTAATAGCACCGAGTGCTTCTTCTCGTGTGGCACCGGCTTCCTTGTATTCTTCCCTACCGATTTCAGTCACAGCAATATAACGGTTTTTCCAAGGTGATCGGCTAACATATAATGGATAATTTTTATATTCGCCAGCTGGATTAAAGTTAGCATTAGTGGCTACACCGCCTACTTCCTGAACAGGAATACGAATCACATTTGCAATCGGAGTACGCAATAATTCTCGATCTTCAGTACGAAAATATACCGCCAAACTATTAAATGGTCTGTATAACTCTACACTTTCTACTATACCACTGCGACTCATATCTCGCGTTCTTACACGATCACCAATTTGTACATGGTCAATGCTTTCGCTGCCTACTAGTTTTTTGCCTACCGGAGTCCGACCTTGGCCTTTAAAATATCCTGTGAATTTCGGTCCGGGTCCCTGTTGATCCTCTTTCCTTAAACTTTTAAAACGATCACGTTTAGTACCCAGGCGCTTGGGTAGTTGAAAGCGTTCGTCGACTTCGGCTTCTGTTTTTGGTTTTTTTCCTGCCTTTTTCATAGCAATAGCAATGGCTGCTTGTTGAGCAGGATTAGCGGCTTCGTCAATGAATTCACTGAGTTTCATAATATGATCCTGAAATATACAGTATTTATTAGCCGATCATGAATATGGTAACAGCCATTGCACTGAATATAGTGCCTGCTATCCACCAACTAACGCAGTATCCTAATACAAGAAAAAACAGTAACCAACCTAAGTGATATAGGTGCAAGTACCATGGCATCGTCATAAACTAAGATCTTGATCTTGCTGATGTTGTCGTGCACGACTCATTTTGTCAAGGTAACCCGTGTTTCGTAATATTTTATAACTGAGATTTTCTACGCTATATTCCCCATTGGTATCTAACCCACTTTGACGCATCTTTCTTAATTTAGTAAAAATTCTAGTAATGTCTTCGGGATCGTTGGCAGATTGCAAAGTTTTATTAATTTGCTTGATAAGGTCCTGAACTTTGAGATTAATAGCACGATCGTTGATCACTGGTTTTTTAAATTGCGACCTTTTAATCCATTTATTGTCTAGTAGACTATAGATTCCAGCAGCCACTGGTGGTTGATCTATGTCTTCGACATAAAGTTCAACTTCATGCCCACGCACAATGATATCATGATTGTCATTCCAGATTTTCTTTTTGGCTTGGTAAAACTCTTCTGCTATGTCGTCGCACTGTAAATCACTGTAGCGTGTGACCACATGCACATCAAAATCACTATACTTGGTGTAATTA